TCTAAATGAATGAAACGATTAGCAAGGGGCATTGGCATACGATATGTAACACCTTTGTCACTATCACGATTACCTGCCGCTACGATAACAACATTGTCGGGCAAGAAGTATTTACCAACACGGCGATTCAGAATCAACTGATAGCCTGCGGCTTGTACTGCTGGGGAGGCACTGTTCATTTCATCTAAGAACAATACAACAATAGGATACTTGCTTGCAAGTTCCTCATCGGGCAAGTCTACTGGGGGAGCCCAGTCCATCTTGCTAATATCTTTGTTAAAAAACGGGATACCACGAATGTCAGTGGGTTCCATTTGAGCCATACGCAAGTCAATAACATGACCTTTCAATTCATCGGCAATTTCTTGCACGACCTCAGACTTACCAATGCCGGGAGGTCCCCAGAGAAAAACAGGTCGTTTAGTTTTGAAAGCAGATAGAATTGCTTTTCGGGTTTGAACACTAGTGATAGTGTGATTGTCAGATACTTGTGATGCCATTGTTGACTCCTTGTTGATGGCTTATTGATACAGAAAACATAGTATAACAGTAAACGTATTTACTGTCAATCATTTTTTACGTCTTTTTGCTTTTTGGATAACATTATCTAGCAATGCACATGCCAATTCACCTTCACGGCGAAAGGCTTCACGTTCCCAAGGGCGCTTGAGATATGTTACGGTATATTGTTTCCCTAACCAAATCCGTTTTGCCTTACCGTTGCGTGATATTTCACCACGATACTGACCACGAACATACTGCTTGGCGTGAACCATTTCGTGGGCAAGTGTCATCAGCATTTGCGGTAATGCTAAAGCACTATCCACTGCTATACTGATTTCTTTGTCGCCGGTCTTAGCGCAGACCCCGTTGTTACCGTCTCTTTGACGCAGTTTAGGGGCTATACAAATGTATACTTTATACTTAAAATCTAAAATATTTAAGTATTTTGCATAAAATTTGGCAGTCTTTTGAAACATTTGGACCTTCTCAGGACTAGTGTTTCCGTGTGCTAAGATTTTGATTTCCATGCTGTAAGTATAGCAGATAGTCCATTTACTGTCAACCTGACGGAACAGATACTTTTAAAATGAATAAATACAGTATAAAAAGGAATTCTGAATGAGTTGGCCAGCCAATCCACTAAACGGACAACAAGTAACCGTAAACGGTCTTTTATATTCGTATAATGCAACTAACCAAACGTGGGACCGTATTGGATATGTTTCATCAGCCGTCACCACTGATGAAACCGTTATAACCAAACTAACAGTATTGGAACGTGCAACTCTAGGAGATATTGCAAATATACAAATTTCAGGCGGAGTTCCTGGACAAGTAATACAAACTGATGGTTATGGAAATTTAAGTTGGCAGACAGAGGCAGTACTGAACCCCGGTGGATCCAACACATTTGTTCAATTCAATGATGAAGGTACTACCTTAGGTGGTGTAGCTAATTTTGCCTTTGACAAAGCTTCTAACACACTTTCGGTTGATTATGCTAATCTAGTATTGAATGCAAATGCAAATAATCAACCAAATATCACTACAGTTGGTGCACTAAGTAACTTAGAAGTTACCGGAAACTTGACTGTATACGGAAACACAGACCTTCAAGGTAATCTACATATCGGCGGTACTGTTATTTCCGATGGTAGAGTTAGTGCAAGTGCATATGCGGCACCGGGTGCAAATAATCAAATATTGCTAAACAAAGCCGGCAATATTGACGGTGACGCCAATCTAACATTTACAAACAGTAATACACTTGCAGTTATAGGTAACATTACTGCTACTAGTACAATAAGTGCAACCAGTTTAACAGGTAATTTAACAACAGCCGCACAACCCAATATCACTTCAGTTGGTACACTAACTAGTTTAAGTGTTACAGGTAACATAGTTGCCGGTAATATCAAAGTTGCGTTTGCAAACGCAAACATTTACAATGCACCAAACTCAACTGCCAACACACAGATATTAGTAAACAAAGCCGGTAACATTGGTAGTTTTAGTAATCTATTCTTTGATGGCAATTTATTAACAGTTACCGGGAACGTACAATCAAGAAATGCTAACTTAGGCAATGCAGTTGTTGCTAATTACTTTACTGGTAATTTAACATCAGGTCCACAAACAGGTATTACAAGTGTTGGTACATTAGACAGTCTAACAGTTACAGGAAATATTGCAAGTGGCAATGCTAATTTAGGTAACTTAGCTACTGCCAATTATATTACGGGAACACTAACAACAAACGCACAACCAAACATTACATCAGTAGGAAATCTAACTAGTTTACGTGTTTTAGGTGATTCAAATATTGCCGGTAATCTATATATAGGTGGAACAACTATTGGTGCAGGTGGGATTACTGCACCGTCATTCACCGGTAATGTCAACGGTAATATTTCAGGTACATTGACTGCGCCTGGTTCAGATAAACAAGTTCTTTTTAATAAAACAGGTAATGTAGGTGCAAGTGCTAACATCACATTTACTGAAGGCAGCACAGGTAGACCGGCTAACTTAACTGTTCTTGGTAATATTAGATCCAATAATTTGAGTGTTGTTGCAACTATATCAGCACCTAACATAGCAGGAACGTTAACTGCTGGATCGGGTTATCAACCCAATATTATCAGTGTCGGTACATTAAATTCATTGACATTAGATGGCGGTGATGCAATATTTAGAAATACAATCATTGACACTACAACAAATGTAAGAATCAGAGGACCATTAATTCCTACCGGAAACATGGAGGAAGACATTGGTACTACTGATAATCACTGGCGAGATTTATATCTTGCAGGTAATACTATTCGTCTTGGTAACACAATCATTACTGCTACTAGTTCAAACGGTATCATTGTTAGTGGTGCAGTTGTTGCATCAGGTGGTGTATCAAGTGACACTACTGCAACGAATACCACATTTGTAACTTTAACTGCAACTAGTACCGGCGGGGTATCTACTTTAACTTTTGCTGACCAAACAGTTCCACCGTTTAATGCTGGTGGATTAATTACAGTTACGGGCGTGACACCAACACAATACAACGGTACATACACAGTTACTGTAGGAACAGTAAATAGCGTTTCATATTTAAAAACAGTTATAGGTTCACAGTCTATAGCAGGTACTATTAGGTCCGGTGGCAATCCACCGTTCACTGTAACAAGTACGTTGATGGTTGCAAATCTGAACGTTGAATTGTTACAGGGTTATGCACCTACAACATTAGATATAGCCAACACCATTGTACAACGTGATGCTAATAGCAATTTCTTAGCTAACATCATTACTGCAAATAATATCTTTGGTGTTGCTGACAGAGCAAACACAGTCATTAACAGCGCACAACCAAACATTACAAGCACAGGTACATTGGTTTCATTAAATGTTGCCGGGCTTATCGTAGCCGCTAATATTGACATTGATAATTATGTAGATGCCGGATGGGTAAGAGCAAACATACGTGATTCTGATGGGTATCTTGGTTCTAAGATTGTTGGTCAAGTAGCTAATGCTGCCTCAGCCAATAATGTATCGGGTAGTAATGTAGTTGGTCAAGTGTCCAATGCATTGGTTGCAGGTACAGTCTACACTCATGCACAACCCGAAATTACTAGTCTAGGTGTCTTAACTAATTTACATGTTTCAGGCGATGCAAATGTAGATGGCAATTTATATGTGGGCGGTACTACAATTTCTCAAGGTGGTTTGTCTGCAACTACTATTAATGGTACTATTTCTGGTACATTTGTTTCACCCGGATCAAATTCAGAAATTTTATTCAATAAACAAGGTGTGATTGGTTCTGATAGTGATTTCCAATATAACTCATTAACCAAATCATTAACTACGATTGGCAAATTCTTTTCGCAGGACGCTAATCTAGGTAACTCAGTAGAATCTAATTACTATCTAGGCAATGCATATTATCTTGCAAACATACAAGGTAGTAATGTAGATGGAACCGTTGCGCTTGCAACTAAAGCAGGTACTGTAACAACAGCCGCACAACCAAACATCACAAGCACAGGAACACTTACAACATTACATGTAGGAGGAGATGCTCTTATTGACGGTGATTTAACTGTTGGTGGTACTACAATTTCTCAAGGTGGACTAACCACTACTACATTTAATCTAGACAAAGGCGTAACAACAACAGATCAACCACTTTCAATAAATGAAGAATGGAATAATAGCTTAGTTAGTTTTACTTCTTTCCAACAAGAAATTATTGATACTGCTAGTGATCCAACATCACTACTAGCAGAGTTTAATGTTAATGGTTTAAACGTATTTAAGGTTGACAAGAAGGGTAATGTTTGGGCTAAAGATATTACTGCCAGTAATGTTGCAGGTACAATAACATATGCTTACCAGCCATATATTACAAGTCTTGGTACACTTAGTTCATTAAATGTATCTGCTAATATTAATTCAGGTAATGCTAATTTAGGTAACTTAGTAACTGCTAATTATTTTAGCGGTAACGGTGTTTATCTTACTGGATTACCTAGACCAACAGAAATTAAAGACGACAACAATACTAGCAATGTAAAAGTTGAAGCTGATGGAAACATCACAGTATCTATTTCTGGTACAGCTAATGTTGCATTGTTTGGTGGTTCAAATCTTACAATCAAAGATACAATTATATCTGCTAATGCAAACTTGGGCGATAGAGTAAGAGCAAACTATTTCATTGGTAATGGTAATTCATTAGCAAATCTAACCGGTGCTAATGTTACCGGATATGTTCCTTTAGCAGGTACTGCAAATCTTGCTGGCAATGTTATAGCAAGCAGTCAACCAAATATAACAAGTTTCGGAACATTAGTATCATTGGCAACTATAGGAACAGTTAATGCTACTTTAGGTAATAGTGTAACCTCAAACTACTTCCTTGGTAGATTTACTGTTAGTGCAAGTAATCAACCCAATATTTCTAATGTAGGTACTCTTACATCATTAACAACCGGAGCAACGGTTGAGTCAAGCTTAGGCAATAGTGTAACTAGTAACTACTTTAAAGGTAACGGTTATTATCTATCAGATATTGTGGGTAGCAATGTTACTGGTACTGTTGCAAGTGCAACTACTGCTACAACTGCTGACACAGTTACTAATGCGTCTCAACCTACTATTACTAGTTTGGGAACACTAACAAGTTTAGATGTTGCAGGACTAACCACTACACAAGATATAACAATCACCGGTAACTTAACAGTATCCGGTGACACTATAACTGCTAATGTTACTGGATTAGTAGTGCAAGACCCATTAATTGAAATGGGTGGAAACTTAAATGGAACATTAACTACTAATGATGGGTATGACCGCGGTACTATCATGCATTATTATGATACAAGTACTGCAAGCCAAACTAATGCATTTATGGGCTGGAAGAATTCAGCAAAAGAATTTGTATTTGCAAGCAAAGCAACTATTGCAACTAATATCGCAACAATTGTTAACTTAGGTAACATTAAAGCAGGTAATGCTAATTTAGGTAATTTAGTAACTGCAAATTATATTACTGGCACACTAACAACAACAAGTCAACCTAACATTACTTCTATTGGTAAGTTAGCTAATCTTGTAGTTGGTAATACTACAAATTTTGCTACACACGGCAATGGTACTATAACAACAAGTGGAAATATATCTATTACTACCGGATACTATTTTATAGGCGACGGTAGTAAACTAACTGGCATTGATACATCTAGTCTTAAAAATGGTACTAGCAACATTTCTATCTACGAAAATGATAACGTTGCAGTAAGTATAAACGGTACAACCAATTCTGTAGTAATAACAAGTACAGGCATCTTTACTGCAAATGCCAACATTACTGCTAATCTTAGTGCAGGTAATGCGTTTGTTACCGGCACTGTTAGAGCCCCGACAATGTTTGCTAACGTATCAGATGGTACAGCACCGTTTACAGTCTTAAGCACAACACGTGTTGCTAATCTAAATGTTGATTATTCAAATGTAAGTGATTATTCATTTGTAAAGGACATAACAACTGGAACATTCTATCCAGTATTAAGTAGTAGTGCATCTGATGGTAATTATCAATTATCCGGAAACTCTACATTATCTTTTAATGTTGGTACCGGTACATTAAGTGCATCTAAAATTGCCGGTACATTAACAACAGCCGCACAACCAAACATCACAAGTACAGGTAGATTAACTACACTAACTGTCGGTGGCGCCTCAGCAAACACATTCATTGACAGTTCAGGTGTTAATGCAAATGGTATAGTTACATCAATTGATTTGAAAGTTGAAAATAGCGGGTTTGCCGCTGGATCAGGTAATGTTAACTTCATCAAAACAGCTAACGTACACTTAGGTGGAGTTGCTAATTTACATATCTCTGGTGGTACATCAGGAGACTTCGTACAAACTGATGGTGCAGGCGTTCTAACATTTGCTAAACCAAAAGCAAATATAACAACAACAATAAACAATTTCACAGTTGGTTCTGGTCTTGAAATTGTTACTGACTTTACAAATGCAACATATCCATCAGGTAAGTTTACAATTAATCAATTAGGACCGGTGACACTAGGAGTTTCTAGTAGTTGGGCTAGTGGTGGTACTAGTAAGAATGCATATACATCATTTGTTGCTGTGAGTGACCCGTCTAACGTAATCAATACTCAAAATATTTCTTTAGTAATTACATTAGTAAATGCTACTTTTGCAGTTACTGTGTCAGATACTATTGTTATCGGTGGCATTGCAATTACCGGAACAAACATCACTGGTTTAGGCATCAGTGGTACAGGAGGAACTATTACCATTACCAGTACACTACTAAATAGCATTAGCGGTGGTGGTGCAGTACAAACTAACGCTTCTAATACAGTTTCTATTAACTTAACTACAACCAGAGGTTCATATACGGCAACAGGAACAGCATTGACAAACATATCAGCAATACCATTTAATGTTAGTTTATCAGGAGGATTTCCAAGTTCTTCAATTCCTTATTGGGCTACTACACAGGTATTCAATTGGAATATGACTCCGGTTACTGGTACAGTTGTATCAGGTAATGTTAGATATGTGCCTACTGTGGCTGGTACACCAGTTGTTGATTTAACGACTATAGGTAATACAAGTGGATCTAGTGGGTCAATAAACAGTACAGTAAGCTATACAATAACAACTACTGATTATAGTGGCACAGGAACAAACGGTGGGGCTACAATAACTCTTTCTAAAACTGCAACAGTTACGGCAGCTACAAGTTATACTCCGTTATTCTATAAAACAACTACAACAAGTACACCCCCTACGCTTACAATTAGTGATTCATATTTAGCCAAAGCATATGCCTTAGGTGACGGCACTAATACACCAAGTGCAACAGCAAGCTACTTATGGATGGCGACTCCGGGAACTACTGCACATACATGGGCTATTACTACTAGTTTGGGTCAAGGACAAATACCACCGGCAGTAGGACCCACAGTCATTACAATTTCAGGACAATCATACAATTTGTATGGGTTTACGAATTTTAATCAACCAACATTATTATATACGGTAACATAACATGGCAACATACGGAACAGTAACATTACCCACTCCACTGCAACTTAAAAACTTAGCAGATCCAACTGACGCACAAGATGCGGCAAGCAAAGCCTATGTTGACTCAAAACAGGTTGATCCGACTAAAATATCTAGCGGAACCAGTAATGTTGCTATTAATACCCTCAATGGTCCAGTGACTACTAGCGCAGGTGGTGTAGATGATGTATTAACTGTCACAGCAGCCGGGACGGTAGTTAAAGGTTCACAAAATGTTTCCGGTAATTTAATTAGTTCTGGTAGTCTACTGGTTGGGTTGCCTGGTTCTAATGTATTCTTGGGTAATGTCAGTAACATTAAAGTATATGGCGGTACTAGTGGACAATTTTTAAAACTAGCAACGGCGGCAGCATCTACTGCTATCACTGCACAAGTACAAACAACTGACACAACAATAACAGTAGTAAGCACAGCTGGATTCCCTACTTTAGGTTACATTATTATTGATAATGAAGTCATTGAGTATACCGGAGTCACTGCAACAACATTTACTGGTTGCCTTAGAGGTCAATTAAACTCAATTGCTGCCGGTCACGGCACGCCTGCAACTGTGTATAGCTATAGTGGCGGTTTGTTAGAATGGGCACCATTAGATGCTACACGAATTCTTAATGGTACAAGTAATGTTGCAATATCTTCTGTAAACGGTCCGGTTACAGTGGGAGTTGCAGGTACACCATCAGTTGCTACATTCAATAGCACTGGTGTAAATATTGCAGGTTATGCAAATATCAATAGCGGGATAATTACTACAAATGCACCTGTTTCATTAACTCAAACTTGGAATAACGTAAGTTCTACCTTTACAGGTATACTAGAAAATATAATTGACACCGGAAGTTCTTCAACTAGTAAATTAATTGATTTACAAGTAACTAGTGGTGGGACAACATCAAGTAAGTTTAGTATTGATAAAGGTGGTAACCTTATTGTAGGTACGGGGACTAATGGTTCAATAATAGGATTATTTGGATTAAGGGCTAACCACATAACTGTTTCCGGTGAGATATCAGGTAATGCTAACATAAGTACAGTCACTGGTAACTTAGGGTTAAGAGTAATTTCAAGTATATATACAGATAATGTAGCACCAGAAACTTCTACCATAGTTAATGCCGCAGTTCATGCAATTGGTCAACCAACTCTAGCGACAAGTAATACAGGTGTAACTTTCACAAATGCTTCTACTTTCTTAATCAAAGGTCCACCTATTAGAGGGACCAACGTTATTACAATAGGAAATGCATATGCATTGCGTGTAGAAAACGGTAATAGTTATTTTAATGGCGATATTATAACACCAAATAAATTTGTATCTACTGCTATTGATGGAACAGCTCCATTTGATGTTACAAGTAAAACAGTAGTAACTAACTTACATGCTAATTTATCTGACTATAGCACTGTCTCAACATCATCTACTGATACAAACTATTTGACATTTGTAAAAGGTAGTGCTGCTAGTAGTTACGGATTGTTGTCTAACTCTAATTTGTCATTTAATGCATTAAATGGTACATTATCTGCAAGTAATGTAACTGTAACCGGTCAATTAACTTCAACTATAGCTGAAGGAGTTGCTCCCGGTACTCCTCCATTAGTTGTTACTAGTAAAGCAGTAGTAGCTAACTTGCATGCCAATCTATCTGATTACGTTACTATTTCTTCTGCTACTTCAGGATCATATTATCCAACACTAGTTAGCAGTGAGACCGGTGGTCAAAAAGAATACACAACTAGCAAACTAACAGTTGATGCCGGTTCTGGTAATCTAACTACTAGTGGTTCATTAATATCTAGCGTAGCTATCGGTACTGTCCCAATAAGTGTTACAAGCACTACACGTGTTAATAATTTAAACGTAGCATATGCTAACGTAAGTGACTACGGGGCAGTTACTGTTTCGCCGGCAACAGGTACATTCTATCCAGTATTTGTTAATGGTGGTGCAGCCGGCAATTATGCATTACAGGCAAACACCAATATATCATTTGATTCAGCTACTGGACAATTAAATGCATCAAAACTAAATGCCACTGACTTAACATTGTCCGGTAATTTAACTGTTAGCGGTACAACTACTACTATCAATACAACAACTACAAGATTAGTTGACCCAATCTTTGAAATGGGCGGCGGGGCTAGTGGAGCATCTCTTATTGTTAACGACGGAAAAGATAGAGGGTTACTATTACATTATACCACTCCAACAGGAAGAGAGATTAGTTGGAGAGTTGGATTTAACGGGTCAACGCAACGCATAACTACACCAGCCAATGCTAATTTTGCTTTGACGGGTGATTTTACTATTGAAGCATATGTAAATCCAACGAGTTTTGTGGCAGCAGGTGTTCTTTTTAGTCAGGGTGCAGGTGCTAGTGCATTTAGTATTGGCATACACACAAATGGTAAACCGTTTGTTAGTTTTGGTATAGTAAACACTACTCTTAACGTACCAGAAGGAACAAACACTACAATAACTGCTCCTAGTGGAACAGTGTTAACATCAGTATTACTTGCATCATACGGAACTTCAGGTTCAGGAACTATGCCTAACTTTGTTGCAGGTGCTACTATTTCACCTTTTTCAGTTAGTAAAACTGAAGAAACTTTTGTAGGTAAAAGTACTGCAACAATTATTGCGGCAAACAGCGGATATAATGCTATATTTGGAGACTATGCTACCGGCACAAAATATTACAGTGCGGTTCTCAGCTTTGGTTTATTTTCATCAATTGCTATTGTTGCCGGTGAATGGTCACATATAGCAGTATCAAGAATAGGTTCTACAGTTACAATTTATATTAACGGAGTGGCTGCCGGCTCTACTACATATTCATCTGCTGTAGGGTCAAGTGCAATTACTTGGAATACATTTGGGGCAAGCTACCAATCTGCTCTCGTCAATACATTATATTACAATGGTTCAATTAGCAACTTCCGTTTAATTAAAAATCAAGGCATATTTATTGGGGCATTTAATCCAGGACTTACTGTTTTAAATAACACTACTGTAGGTTCTACTGGATCAGTTGTAACAAGTATTACAGGAACTGTAGCATTATTAACATTCCAAAGTGCGAGTATAGTAGATAATAGTACCACACCAGTAGCATTTACATTATTTAATAACCCGACTGTTGACCAAACTGGGCCTGTGCTAAGTTCAGGTTCTTTTCTTATAGCAGATGCATTTATTGGGTATAAAACATACACCAATGAATTTGTATTTGCAAATATTGTAACTACAACTAATGAAGTAGTGACTATAACATCGTATGGCAACATACGTGCTAACAACTATATCGGCAACGGGGCAGCATTAACAAATATTTCTAAACCAACTGATGTTCATTATATCGGTACTACTAGTATCGCATTAAACAGAACAAGTGCTAATCAGACACTTACTGGTGTTAGCATCAACGGTACTGCGTTTACTGCTAATATTGCAGGTGGTGTTACAGGTGGGGTTGTCTATCAATCAGGACCAAACGTCAGTACAACATCGGCTGCGGGTACAAATGGTCAAATACTTCAGTCAACCGGTGTTGCAATTCAATGGACTAACTTAGATAAAATATCAAACGGTACATCTAACATAAACATTATTGCGGATGCAGGTAATGTTAATACAGTAGTTGGTGGTACATTAATTTCAACTGTTGGTAGTTCCGGGATTACAATTATAGGTAACGTAAATGCCAATAACGCAATTATTTCTACCGGTACATTATCAACGGCAAGCAATCCTGCTATTCAAGTATCACAAACTTGGAATAATACATCTATAGCATTTACTGGTATATATTCAAATATCATAGATTTAACAAGTAGTGCAACTAGTAAATTAATTGATTTACAAGTAACTAGCGGTGGAACAACATCAAGTAAATTTAGTGTTGATAAAGGTGGTAATATTACTGCTACTTCATTTAATGGACAGTTTTCTAATGGCACTAGTTATCTTGCTATACTTAATAATAGTAATGTGTATTCTGTAGTTAACGATGTAGTTATTCTTAGTGTAGGTTCAACTGGAGCAACGGTTAACGGTAATTTATTTGCAAACGTTGCTAATATTTCTACCGGTACATTATCAACGGCAAGCAATCCTGCTATTCAAGTATCACAAACATGGAACAATAGTTCAGTAATTTTTACCGGTATATATACAAATATTATTAACACCGCAAGTAGTTCAAGTAGTCTATTAATGGACTTACGAGTAGGTGGTTTAAGTAAATTTAGAATTGATACATCCGGTAACGTATATTCTGGTGTAGTTTTTCCTTCTTCTATAAATTTCACAGCAAGTCAAGGTACTACGCCATTTACTGTTCTTACAACTACAAAGGTTGCCAACTTAAATGCTGATTTAGTAGATGGGTATAGTACCTCAGTGACAAGTCTTGCGAATACTATTGTGGTTCGTGATCCACTAGGTAATATTGCCGGCAACAATATCACAGGTATAATTGCAACCGGTATACAACCAAGTATCACTAGTATAGGATCTCTAACTGGATTAACTGTAAGCAATGCAACAGGTATCGTTAACTTTACTACAACTGCAAATGTATCACTGGGTGCAGTGGCAAATCTAAAAATAACCGGCGGCACAGACGGACAATTTTTAAAAACTGATGGATCTGGTGGACTAAGTTGGGCTACTTCTTCTTCAACATTCTATGTAGGTACTACTGCTTTAACAACTAACAGAACATCAGCTACACAAGCACTTACAGGTATAACTAGTATAGATGGTTCTGCGGCTACATTAACTACAGCAAGACTCATTAATGGTGTGTCTTTTAATGGTAGTCAAGATATTACAGTTCCGTTGTCTACAACAGGAAACATAACTTCAGGTAACATAACTACAACAGGTCTAGCAAATATAGGTACCACTTTAACTGTAAACGGTATAACTACTTTACAAGGTATTGCAGAGGTACTTACTACCCCTACAGTAGGTACATACAATTTGAATACAGGTACTATATTCTACCATGCATCAGTAGGTAGTAACTTCCAAGCGGCATTTGCAAATGTTCCGGGTGTTGGTATCGGGCTAAGTAGAGTAGTAACTGCAACAATTGTAATTGCACAGGGTAGTACTACAGCATATACACCTACTTCAGTTACAATTAACGGCGGCTCCGCTGTTACAGTAAAATGGTTCGGTGGTGTAGTGCCAACAGGTACTACTAGTGCTGTAGATTATTTTTCTTTCAGTATATTCGTGGTATCCGGGGCAGTTACACAGGTTACAGGAACATATGCATCATACAATAGTTAATACCAGTGAGTTTTAAATGCCATTATTAAGCGGAATTACAGGATCAAAAGGTTATGCAGCGATAGGAATTTATATTCCGGATCCTGAACCAGAATACAAAGGCACTACTATGTTTTTTGCTCAAGCATTTGCACCACTTGGATGGACACAAATAGATACAAGCAACATGACACTTAGAGTTACTACAGGTGCAACGTTGAGTGATGGAGGATCAAATCCTTTTTCATCAACGTATCCTTCAACCGTATTTGCATTTCCTGAAGAAACAGGTGAATGGCTTTTTGAAACCGGAATAAACTATACTACTGTTGCACAAATGCCATCTCATTTACACTATGGTAAAAATTCTGCTTTTCTAAATACAGCGACAACACACACATCGGGACCAACACTCGGGAGCAAGTTGAACCCAGTTCACGTACCTGGTGGGGCTTACACCGGTCACCCAGCAAATGCCCCGGGACCATATTCAAGAACTGTTTTAGCATATGAAAGCCCGCTATATAGTCCAACCAACTTAAATGCCCCAGGTGAAGGTCATAGTCACGGTCAATTTTCAGGTGGTTTAAAACTAACATCTTCAGCCACTATTGATTTAAGAATTAAATATATATATTCAATAGTGGCAACTAAAAAGTAAAAGACTACTCATTTAATATATGGCAACTATCATTACATCAATACCAACAGGAAGCGTCACGTTATTTAGACAAATAACCGCACCAGTGAAGTGGACAAAAAACACAACATATAATGATTACGCACTAAGAGTAACTTCAGGGGCGGTAGGTGCATCAGGTCCTACAAATACTGTTCCATTTTCAACACTAAACACAACCACAGTAGCTGTCGGGGGTTCATACCGTATCACTAGTGCAAGCGTGACGGCGGCGCCAGGTGGTAGTGGTATCCAGCCGCATACTCACAAAATGGGACCTGCTTCACCACTCGGTCCTGCTTATCCGTCCCCTGCTCCATCTACCACATATGTCAATTCTGATGGTGACTTAGCTGGCGTAGGTAATCCAGCGCAGCCTGGTGGTAGGACAGGTTATAGTTATTACCAAGGTTACAGCGGAGTAGCAACAAGTGCTACTGGAGGTGGTGCGGCACATCCGCATACTGCAACATCTCCTTATAGTACTTTTCCGTTCGGACCATTTGATCTAACAAGTAATTTTTCATTTAGTGTAAAATACTTGGATGTAATTTTATGCACAAGAACAGGATAATTTAATGGCAGCAGCGTTTGGTAATGGTACAAAAAAGTTTTTTAATATGGGGGCGGCTCCTAGCGGATGGACAAGAGATACTACAACCGTCAGTGACCACGCAATAGTAATTACAGGTATAGGTATTCTAGGTGGTACCACTGGCGGAACAACTAACTTTACTAGTGTTCATCCCGGAACTGCAATGACTGTAACAGCTTCGAGTTCTCCGTTTTCAAACCCTACTTCACCGGCTACTATAGACCTTCCTACACATACACATTCCGGAACTGTATCTCTTAGAGCTAAACAAGACTTTGGAACTGTTGAAACAGGTTATACGTGGCCTTATCCTGCCCCAGGACCCACAACCCCTAGACGCCCTACATATTATGGATTTGCATCTGCCGAGAGTGCGCCCAGTTATGACCAAAATTCTTGGTCAGAGGCTGCACCAAACTCAGTAGTAAATGTGGGTAGTTTAATTATAGGTAATGAATATACAATTGCCGCTTTTGGAAGCACTACACAGGCTCAATGGGATATTATAACAGGATCTACAGAATCCTCTACAATCCCCCAGTACACATATTATTATAACAGAACGGTTGGGCAACAGTTTACTGCTCAAAATACCGGTGCTGGTATGGGTAACGGTCAAGTTAGACCAGTAGCATCAACTAGCGAACACTTTCACACTACCGGTGTTTCGGCACCATTTACTAGTACAGGACCAAAAACATTTAACTTAGGGGTAAAGTACGTTGATTTAATACTTGCAATTAAAAATGGTGCCTACGGGGCAACATGGGCATCACAATCTGCTACTACCGTTGCTAAAGGTGGTTCTGTTTCAATTACTTGGAATACTCCTACAGTCAGTGTGCCTACTTCGTCTACATTATATTGGACTATAGTAAATTCAGGACTAACCGGTGCACTAAGTTCTATTGCAATGTCAGGATCTTTTGTTACAACTGGTGCAACATTTGGACAAACAATTGTGGTAACAGATAACGGTGTTTGGGATAATGGCGGTGCGTTTATCGTTCAATTAAGAAGTGATTCGGTTAATGGCACAATAATGGCGGCTAGTCAACCAATAACTATAACTGAAGCAACCAATCCTACTGCTACCTTTACTTCCAGACCTGGTTCGATTTACTTGACGAGTGGTTCGGTAAATGAAGGGGTTGTTGGGTCTTTTTCATTTTCTACGACAAGATTAAGAGATGGAGAATTATTGACTTATGCAGTCAATAATGTAACATCTAGTAATGCCGATTTTTCTTCTGCAACTGGTTCAGTAGTCGTTACAAGTAACACAGGTACATTTACTATTACACCAATAATAGATTTATTAGTAGAATCCAACCCAAACGAGAATTTTACAGTTTCATTAAGTACTAGGTCAGGATTACTATTAGCTACTAGTGTAACCATAATAGTGGGTGACATTCCACCAACAGTTACGTTCATCACACCACCAGCAACAATTAATGTGAACACTGCTGGTACTTTTACAATCACTACAACCGACGTACCAAACGGTACTAGATTAAACTGGTCTATAGATTTAATTTCACCCACAATATCAACTGATTTTGTAAGTATTAGTGGCACTGTTAATATATACAATAACACCGGTACGTTTTATATCACTCCAAAATCTGTATATACCGGCACATCAAAAACATTTACCGTTGCAGTAAAAAATAGCACAAATCAAACATTACAAACTAGCTCATCTGTAACTATTAATCCAAGTACTATTACTTTTGTTACACCAATTACTTCATTAAGTGAAGGGCAAACAATAACATATAATATAACCACAACTAATTTAATTAATGGTTCACAATTACTTTGGAAAGTAACTCCAATATCTCCTACAGTTAATGCAGATTTTAATTCAGTTACTGGATATACAACAATAGACAATAATACAAGTAGTTTCAGTATTACACCTATAGCAAATTCAAGTACTGTAGGGACAAAGACATTTAGTCTTGATGTTTATGATTTTTCTGGAACAAAAAATCTAACAATTACAGGCATTACCCCAGCAGTTACTGCTAGCATTATTGATATATTTGCAGGTTCAACATATAATTTTATTACCCCACCAATATCAATATTAGAAGGCCAATCAGTTACATTACAATTTATAAGTAATGTCAATAGTGGGACATTGTATTGGACAATAGACACTACACCCACGACAGCCGCAGATTTTACCGGAAGTGTAATATCAGGGTCAATTACATTGAATGGTACTACTATCATTGATAACACTAGCTTAAAACAACAATATTTACAAACATTTACTATAACTACTGCGGCAGTAGATATGATTACAGAATCAACTGAAACATTTACTGTTAGTATTAGAAAAGTCAGTGTTACCGGAGATGTGGTTGCTACTAGTAATATTATATCAATAATAGATAATACAGAATCATATTATTTTATAAATCCAAGTACTTATATAAATGAGGATACTACTACAACATACACTGTAAATGCAATTAATACTACAATTACTACATTATACTGGGATATTGTAAATGATACGACCGCTGCCGGTAATTTTAGTGGTGCGGTTTCGGGAACAATCACACTTACTGCAGGGGTAGGCACTTTTTCAATTACAACAGTAGGAGGGGGAGTTACAGGTGGCGATAAATCATTTATATTAAATCTTAGAACAGCAATTGCACCTGGTACTATTGTAGCGTCAGTTTCACCTATAGTGTTAGTTGATACTTCAAAGAACCCAGAATATACTTTCCCGTTATTACCAAGAGTAATGTCTGAGGGTGTTACTACAACTGTTAATTTTCAAACTACTTCAGTTAATCCTACGTCTTATTATTGGGAGATTAATGACGGTTCTGCTACTATCTTAGATTTTGTAAGTAATTCACTAACATCTTCTGTAAATTTTAACGGGTCAAGTTCTCTAGTAATGGATAGTAACAGTGTACTTGCTATGGAAACCTCAGATTTTACCATAGAATGTTGGATTTATTTGACAACTATAAATGTAAGTCAAGCAATATACGACACTAGAGTACCAGCACCCGGCACAGGTGAGCTAGAAGGGCCAGGTTACGGGTTTTATATTAACAGTAGCAACAGATTAATATTTGGTACGAAAAATGTTAATAAACTAACCGGGACTACTGCACTAGCACGTGACAGATGGTATCATGTAGCTGTTACTAGATCAAACGGGACATTATATATGTTCGTAGATGGATTAAGCCAGGGTAGCGCATCAGTTACTAACAACTTCACTTATACTAGATCAAGAATTGGGTTTGGTGCTAATGGATACTTTAATGGAAATATAAGCAATCTACGTATAATTAAAGGTACAGCATTATACACTTCTAATTTTACAATATCATCAACACCCGTACAATTAACAAATATTACAAATACAGTATTATTAATATGTACTAACATGTCTATGGTTGATAATTCTACTTTTAATTTAACACTAACTTATACCGGATCATATCCTAGAGTATATTCAACTTCAACACCTCCAATAATAATAGAAAATATGTTCAACCATTCAGGAACCTTTGCACTTTCTACCGGTTCGTTTTCACTTACCCCCTGGTTAGATAGATTGACAGAAGGTCTTGAGTCTTTTAGAATAGTAGTAAGAAGATATGTAGATTTGATTACAATAGGACCTTTAGTAGCAATAAGTGATGTTATATTGATTACCGATACTTCATTAACCCCAACTTATACATTTGATAGTCCAGTAACATCAGTAACTGAGGGAATTTCTTATAGTTATACAGTTAGGACGACCAATGTTCCTATTGGATCAACTTTATATTGGACTATAAATCATTTAACAACTTCAACTAATGACTTTTCAGTATCTTCAGGCTCATTCTTAAACTCAACTGGGAACGAATCATCGGGTTCCGGAATATTTAATATTACCATTCTTGCGAGTGAATTACCTGAACGTAATGAAACATTTACAATACAACTAAGAAAAAATAGTGACATCACTACTACTGTATTTGCTCAAACTCCAACAATTACATTAATAGATCCAACATACCCCACATATGCATTTGGAGTAATACCCGCATCAATAAATGAAGGTAGTGCTGGTACATTTAATGTTACTACAACTAATATTATCAACGGCACCACACTATATTGGACTCTAGCTACTAACGCAGGTGACTTTTCTACTATTAATGGTTCAGTTATCATTACAAATAATACTGGTTCTTTTTCAGTAACACCCACTGCTGATTTAACTACCGAGGGTGCGGAGGCATTTACTGTTAAAATCAGGATAGGCAGTGTTATCGGAGATGTAGTTGCTACAAGTAATACTGTTACTATCAATGATACAAGTACTAGCCCGCCTACATATGCATTTGGAGTAATACCCACATCAATCAATGAAGGTAGCGCCGGTACATTTAATGTTACTACTACTGACGTAGCTAACGCAACCATTCTATATTGGTTTGTAGATACTAACACAGGTGACTTTTCTACCATTAACGGGTCATTTACAATTACATCTAATACTGGCTCGTTCTCAGTAACACCGACATTGGATGCTACTACAGAAGGAAGCGAAACATTTATTGTTAAAATTAGTACCGACAATCAGTTTATTAATGTAGTTGCTACTAGTTTACCAGTAACAATTAACGATACAAGTACTGACCCCACATATGCATTTGGAGTAATACCCACATCAATCAATGAAGGTAGTGCTGGTACATTTAATGTCATAACAACCAATGTTGTTAATGGCACAACATTATATTGGACTATAGCTACTAACTCAGGTGACTTTGGAGATTTTAAAGGTTCATTTATAATTACATCTAATACTGGTTCTTTTACAGTAACACCCACTGCTGATATCACTACAGAAGGAAATGAAACATTTACAGTTAGTATTAGAAAAGTCAGTGTTACCGGAGATGTGGTTGCTACAAGTAATACTGTTACTATCAATGATACTAGTACTGACCCCACATATGCATTTGGAGTAATACCCACATCAATCAATGAAGGTAGCGCCGGTACATTTAATGTTACAACTACTAACGTAGCTAACGCAACCATTCTATTTTGGACTATAGCTACTAACTCAGGTGATTTTTCTACTATTAATGGGTCATTTACAATTACATCTAATACTGGCTCTTTCTCAGTAACACCCACTGCTGATTTAACTACGGAAGGAAACGAAACATTTACTGTTAGTATTAGAAAAGTCAGTGTTACCGGAGATGTGGTTGCTACAAGTAATACTGTTACTATCAATGATACTAGCATTACTCCCCCGCCCACATACGCATTTGGAGTAATACCCGCATCAATCAATGAAGGTAGCTCCGGTACATTTAATGTTACTACTACCAATGTAGCTAATAGCACTATACTATATTGGTTTGTATATACTAACTCAGGTGACTTTTCTACCATTAACGGGTCATTTACTATTACATCTAATACTGGTTCTTTTTCAGTAACACCAACAGCAGATATCACTACAGAAGGAAATGAAACATTCATTGTTAAAATTAGTACCGACAGTCAGTTTGTTAATGTGGTTGCTACAAGTAATAATGTTACTATCAATGATACTAGTACTAGCCCCACATATGCATTTGGAGTAATACCCACATCAATCAATGAAGGTAGTGCTGGTACATTTAATGTTACTACTACCAATGTAGCTAATAGCACAACATTATATTGGACTATTGCTACTAACTCAGGTGACTTTTCTACCATTAATGGGTCATTTACAATTACATCTAATACTGGCTCTTTCTCAGTAACACCCACTGCTGATTTAACTACCGAGGGTGCAGAAACATTTACAGTTAGTATTAGAACAGTCAGTGTTATCGGAGATGTGGTTGCTACAAGTAATACTGTTACTATTAATGATACAAGTACAACACCTACACCAGCATATGTATCATTCATTGGAGTAACCGATAATTTGTCACTTAACTGGTATATATCCGAAGGTAATTATACGGCAACATTTACTCTGACCACCACCAACGTTGCCAACGGTACAACATTATATTGGACCACTTATGCGTACCCCGGTTACGCTGTTTCCGCTGATGATTTCACAGACGGTCTGCTTCAGGGTACAGTCACAGTACAGAATAACCAAGCTGTTATTACTCGAACTGCTATTGCGGATCTAACAACAGAGGGAACTGAATTTTTTATGTTAGAGATTCGTGAAACCAGTTATACCAGTACCCCGGTAATTACTAGTACTAGTAGCTCTGGTATTAACGCTGTTTCTATTGGAGATACCAGTACATCAACACCCATCTCTTCCGGGTTACAACTTTATTTGGATGCAGGAAAATCTTCAAGTTATTCAGGAACAGGACAAACTTGGAAAGATTTGAGTGGTAACGGAACTGATGGTTTACTACATATTGGTTCTAGTCAACTTTATACTGGTCCTGCATTTACTTCGGCAACTGATAGTAGTTATTTTAGTTTTGTAAGTAGCGAGGCGAAAAGAGTTATTTTTAGCGGGACACCTGCCTATCAAACTCCGATACAATCAGCATCCACAGCATTTACCTGGAGTATATGGGTTTATCCTGTTACAAACTCTGATTCTAGTCTTTTAATGGGTTATAGAGCTGTAGGATCTACGTTTTACAAATTAACCACACAGAAATTTGAGATGTCTCCCGCTGAAATATACTATATGTTCACTCTCAACACATGGCAAAATATCACAGCGGTCTATGATGGGTCACAAAGTGGAACAGCTAATATGAAACTGTATGTAAATGGCATACAGGTAGGAGTACGTGATGCCGATCAACCAACTTTTAGGACTACTGCTATGCCATTCTATGTTGGCGGTGATGCCATTGCTAATGAGTATGCTAGTGCAAGAATTAATCAAGTTGCGGTATACAATCGTGCTTTATCGGCAGAAGAAGTTACTACAAACTTTAATAGGTTTAAAAAACGATTTGGATTATGAACATAGGGAATATCCAAATACTAACATAGTCGATACATAAAATTATTTGGGTTTCTTTTTACACAGTAAATATATCACTAACATAAGTGAGACATACTATGGAATTAAAAAGAAAAAATCTTTGCCCAATCTTCAAAAAAGAATGTATTGGATTAGACTGTGCCTGGTTCGTTAAAGTAGAAGGCTACGACATGAACACAGGCAAACGTGTAGATGAATGGAACTGCACAGTTGCATTAATCCCAATGCTATTAATTGAAAATTCAGGTCAACAACGTTCAACTGGCGCCGCAGTCGAAAGCTTTAGAAATGAAATGGTTAAAGCTAATGAAGCTAGTCATAGAGTATTGCTTGCTGCCGCAACAAACGATATGAACGAATTGAAAAAACAATTAATAGTTGACAGAACCTCAGACAATAATTTATTAGAATAATATGAATCAGAAATTAATAGACAATAACTATCTATACATCCCTAATTTTATATCACAGGATCATGCAAATCATTTATATAACAAATTCATAAATTATTGTATTGAAGAAAATTTACCCGGTGACACTCAAGTTGAAAATTCTCATGCAGTTTACAATTATATAGACTTTTTAGAATTGTTATGTGAAAGAACACCCCAGATTAATAATTTTTTGGGTGAGCCAGTGTTACCAACATACACCTATGCAAGAGTATATAAAGAAGGCAGTGATTTAAAAATTCACAAAGATAGGGATGCGTGTGAAATTAGTTTAACACTACACTTAGCTGGTGACGCAGAATGGCCCATCTATATTAAAAAACCAAACGGTGAAGAGGTATCATTAAATTTAAAATCCGGAGATGCTATGATGTATTTGGGTTGTGAAGCCGAACACTGGCGTGAACAATTTCAAGGGCAAGAATATGTTCAAGTATTTTTGCATTATGTACGTAGTAGGGGTGATAGAAATTATGCATTCTTTGATAACAAAGATAAAGAAACAAAAAAATTAGTAATGGAAAAACGAACAGAAGCTACAAAAGAAGTCATGTTACCCAAAGTAGAATACAAAAAGAATATTGAAGATTATATACAAGTATTTGAAAATATTGTTTCCGATGACCTTTGTGATAGGATTTTAAGTGAGTATGTAAATAGCAATGACTGGCAACCAACTATTATAGGTGCAGGAGTTCTTGATACAAAGATACGGAATACTGATACCATTGGATTAAGTTTCCAAGCTGTTATTCAGCAAAATCCTGAAATAAGAAAAGCATTAGATGAAGAATTATTTAAAGCTGCCGCTACTGCAATTCAAAAGTATAATGAAGTTTTTCCAGAAGCTAGAATAGATCAAGATAGTGGCTATGAACTGTTAAGATATAATGAAGGACAATTTTACATCCAGCATACTGATAGTTTCTTAAAACAACCGAGAGCAGTTAGTTGTTCATTTGCAATAAATGATGACTATGAAGGCGGTGAGTTTGCTTTTTGGGATAGAGAAAAGAAAGTTTTTCTTAAAAAGGGTAGCGTATTAATGTTCCCTAGTAACTTTATGTACCCACATGAAATAATGCCTGTAACTAAAGGCACACGATACAGTATTATAACTTGGTTTATTTAAATGGGAATAAATGTATTAGTAGTATTACAAACACATAGCAAAGGTGATAGCCAGCACTATCTAGGAATGAATCAGAATGAACGTTTTGTTAAAGCACCCAAAGGTGAGATAACAAGACGTTGCACACGTAGTTTAGTAGAGACAATGAACTATGCTAAGGAATTATACTTAGATAGCACATTTGAATTAGTTGTATTTGATGACCATAGTGATGCGTCAATTGTGAATGAGATTAAAAACAATCTCAATATCGCTACATTTAAAACACAATTCATTGCACTTGATACGTATGGTATCATGCCAAGCATACTACGTTGCTATGAACACGGTCGTGATTATGGAAAAGAGATTGTGTACTTTGCACAAGATGATTATTTATACGACACCACTGCAATTTATGATATGATTCAAACAATGATGTTTACCAGCGGTGCATTGGGTAACTTTACTAGTATCTATCCATATGACGATCCATATAAGTATATACCAGAAAACACAGCAGTACAAAGTCATATCATTCGTAGACAAGGACGTCATTGGCGTACATTGCCCATGACTGCTAGTTGTTTTATGGTACATCATCAAGTTATCAAAGACAATTGGGATGTGTTTGAAGCAATGGGCAAACATGAGGTTACTAGTAAAATGGAAGATAATACTATCAACCAATTGTTTAGAAAGCGCGGCTATTATTTATTTGTTCCTATTCCAAGTCTTGCATTACATATGCAATATGATACAGAAGAAGATGACCAAATGAATTGGCGTGAATGGTGGGATAGATATGATAGACCTGAAACATTACAACCAACAACTGATAAGACTGTATTGAACGTTGGGTTTGGCGGTATAGCAATTAAAGATTTATTGTATACTGAAGTATTTGAAGATATGCGTGAGATATCATTGGATATTGATAATAAGTTTAATCCAGATATACTAGCTGATGTAACTGATATAAGTCATATACCAAATAACTATGTAGATTGTGCTTACACTTCACATATGATTGAACATATTGATTACTTTAAAGTACCTAGTGTTATCAGTGAGTTATTGCGTGTGTGCAAGCCCGATGGATATGTTAGAATATTGACACCTAACCTACAAGTTATAGGTGAAAAGATTGCATCAGGTGATTTACTTGACGTTGTATATGAAAGTGCTGGTGGACCAATTAGTCCTATTGATATTATCTACGGTCATCGTCATAGTGTACATAAGAATCGGGTTGACTTTATGATACACCGTACTGGGTTCAGTAAGAAAGTATTTGAACATATTGCCAAAGAACATAACTTTGACATGGAAATACAACAAGTTGGTTTTGATTTATTAGTTGATGTAAAGAAACATTAACGCATTAACTGTGCTATCAACAATAACTTTTCTAAATGGTCAATGGCTTTATTAACTTCATTGACCTTTTCCTTTGCATAATGTTCTATGCGTGTACGTCTAGCATCTACTTCTAGGTTACTTAACTCACTTACCATATTAGTAATGTTGTTAAGCATACGTTGCAAATCAGGATTGTATCCAATACTAAGCATTTGACTACGCAGTTTAGTATGCACATCTTGCCAATCAGTTGCTTTTTCTATCTTCATAGCAAGATTATAACATATCAAGGTATTTTTGTCAATAAAAAAGACCCTTTCGGGTCCTAGTGCTGATTACGGGTTTCAGCTCCGCTCAATCGTTGCGGTCGATTTTTTAAATACTGATTAGAAACTACGTGTGTACTGTAAACGTACTGCGTCTTTTTCTTCATCACCCCAGCTACGGCTCCAGCGAACTGCAATTGCGTCTTGTTTAGTTAATTCATAACCAATTGCAAGGTGAGCACGTTGTGTGGTGTAACTGTTTGATGTATCAAATGCATCACGATAACGAGCACCAACATCACCGGTAAAACCTGCGCCTAGAGGAATCTTGACTCCTGCATCAAAAGCATAGTGACTAAAGTTAGTTGAACTAGATACTTTTTCACCCAGGCGAACACCCAAGTAAGGACGGATACCACCCTTGTCACCAAAAGATTGTTTTACACGAACTTCA